TTATTTTTTTTTTTATCCTTCGCCTTGGCGAGCATTCTTTCTTTAGCTGCGTCCTGTTCATCCTTGGGGATGCTGAACATATTACGGTCAGTCTTTAGCTTCTCTTCGGGCTTATCGTATGCCTCAGAGCAGAACTGGCTGAATGACTTACCTTCCTTTACACAGTTATCTACGGTCTTACCACCTTTTTTCTTGGTTCCGGCAAGCTTGTATCCTTTCCAACAAGCTTTGCCGTCTAGACCTTTATTCTTCTCAGACATTGGTTCAACAAGTTAATAAAAATAATGTGAAAGGTTATTGGACATCCAGTGACGATAAAAACCGTCCATTACTAAGTTACCTTTCACAGTTATTTAGTCATATGTTTTTTTACCATCTCTGAGGTAGCCAGACCCCTTGCTATCATAGAAACGAACACCTTTCTTCATTCGAGTAACAGCTAGTTCATCGTTCTCATCTTTGTACTTCTGGCGCTTTTTAGCATCAGATGCGGCAGCCTTGAACTTGTCTAGACTTTTCTCTTTCTTCTCGGTGGACATTCCTTCGGTACTAGCATCACTAGGAGCTTCGGGCATCTTGACAGACTCGCCCATAGCACCACCACCATCGCCACTGTCCATAGATGCGTCATCATAGCCATGGTCATCTTCATCACCATAACGCTCAAGACCGTAGTATCCCTTTTTAGCTTTCTTGGGACACTTACATTCGTCTCCCATTCCTTCGCATTCTTTACAACGCTTTTTCTTATCATTAGCCATTGTTCAAACCTCTGGTAGTTTATTAGACATAATTCCTTCTTTGATCATTTTCTGTAGGTCTGATGTAGACCCAACAAAGACGGAGTTGTTTGTAACGTTTGTTTGATTGTTAGTAATATTCTCGGCGTCTAGGTCCTTCACTTTCTTCTGTAAGTCAAGGAGCTTCTCAGCCACTTCAGAAACGCTCTTGATGCCGTTGATAGCAACTTCATAGGTACGCGCACTGTCGCCCTCGTTTGCTAGCTCTAAGGCACCATTAACGGCTTCCTGACCCTTCTCGATCAAGCTATAGAGCTGTGCTCTAGCATATTCGTAGTCCTTCTGTCTGTCCATAGTAGCATCCCTGGGTTGAGCATCTAATGAAGAGTCGTCAGATACATTAACAAGGTCGTGCTCTTTGGGGGAGCGGGGTACTACACTAGACTCTATGTCCAGTGCTTCATCGATAGAGTCAAAGTTACTCATGGAGTGTAATCCTCATTTTGGGTAGGACTATAGACTTTTGAGTCATAGTATACTGTGGTTTCTTCAGTGAAACCAAAGTCGTCATCAGGTTCAGCATCGACTGGGTCTGGCTGAACGGTATAGCGGACTTCTCTTGGGGCATTTTTTTCTGTACCCAAGTGATAATCGACTTGTACCTTTTTGATGAGACCATCAGACGCATCATTGATAGGTCCGAATAGGTAGGTCTTGGCAGTGAAAGACATGGTGTATAGCAACACACGCCTCTCGCTAAAGTCACCTTCATAGTCATCCGTGAAGGTAACGTTATCTAGGACAATTGGAATGTCCCTCTTTTCACCAATACTCTCAACTAAGTCAACAGTAATATTAAATGATGGGATGAAGTATGGAAGAATCTGCTCTATAATTTGTAAAGCATCGTCATTCAACTTAGACATAATGCTGAGTTCAAACCCAACATTATAAGGAACAGGAAGATATACTTTCTGTAGTTTCTCACCCGTATCAGTTGTTTTGAACATCTGAATTGGCTGTGTCTTTCTAGTACCGTCATATGCGATGCTAGTCATCTCAAAAGACATTCTAGGAAGAGTGATCTGCACTGGCGCATCAAGTTCTGACTGCTGAGTAAGTCTAGCCAAAAACTTTTGCGTTGGTCCATAAGCAAGAGGGACCTTCATGTCATTGATGACATTAGCCTTCTTATCAATCTTCTGAATATGAATATCCTTAAAAAGATTGCCGAAACCTACGACAGTCTTCTTAAAGATTTCATGGTAGAAATATTCACCCATTTCAGATATTTAATATTAACAGTATATATTTAGGATAAGTCTCCGAATGGGTCTTCGTCGTTGAAATTCACTTCATCCTCATCAAATCTGAATGCTTCTGGAGCAAACTGGTTATACTCAGAGGTGTCTACCACAATATCAGCAGCTTCTCCAATATTGTCGTTATCAGCATACTCGCCCTGATAAGCCTGCTTATCGGAGTAAGCCCTAACAGAATACTGGGCTCCGCTGGTCTTTCCGGTGATGACTTCACCTGGAGTAAAGAATACATCTTTCTTCTCTGGGTCCAAGTTAGTTAACTGGAGTTGCAATGTGACCTGATCCCACCCTCTAATACGTGCCTGTGTGCCCGACTGAGAGCCTTCTACTATCTCATTGTAGATATACGTGCCTTCACCGGAAGAGGCTGGTTCAGAGACCACTGCGTAGGCAGCCGTTGTAAGCTCTTCTCCTGGGTCAGTGATGATAGTTTTTGCAATCTTACTACCATCAGTTAGTGCTACACCTTCAGCAACGATGTTATTTGCTTCATCATACACAACAATAGCTGCATCTTCAGAGTATCCAGCACCTTGATCATCAATATCAAACTTGACTACACCCAAACTTTGTCTAACAGAAGCCCTGGCTATAGCGCCACTTCCTCCGCCACCACTAAATGTGACTGTTGGGTCCTCTAAATAACCAGCTCCATTGCTAAACATGATGAGTTGTTTGATAGCAGAAGTATCAAGATTACTGTCGGGAAGAGTTAATAGTGTAATAACATCTGGGTCAATACCAACTTCTGGTGGACTGATGATGATATTAGGTGGTGATGTGTAGTTAGAACCTTCGTTCAATAGGATAAGATCCTTGATATAACCAGACGCCAAACCAACAGAAACTTCGGCACGACGTGAAAGTCTTACCAAACTTAGAGTTGTTATGTCTCCAATAGACTGGATAGTGGAGTCAATCTCATCAATGGATGTATTGAGTACCTCATCTTCATATCTGAATAGCTCACACTGGAGTTCGTATGTATAGCCGGTGCCTAACTGATAGAATGGCTGCTCGTGCTCTACAAACTTAATCTCAAAAAGTCTTCTGCCTAGTGGGAAATATATTAAGTCGCCTTCCCTAGGTCTTTGAATGGTTGGTAGTGAGTCTGTATTCCTAATGGAGTTCATTAAGAACAACATTCTTGAATTCAAGAAAGGAGCGATATAGTCCTCATATCGCTCTCTTGACAAGGTGAGTGTGATCTCATCTTTAACTTGGATGCCGAACTTCGACATAATGTCGCCTTGACCGCCGTAGCCATCAAAGTTATTTAAGTAAGCCTCAATAATAAAATACGACCTAAACTCAGAGGAAGTGACCTCCCTCATAATAGACGCATCCCTTACAAACTCTCTAGGAATGTAATAGACATCCATACCATACATACGAATCTGCTCATTAACGAGAGACTGATGTAGGCTCTGCTCCCTAGTGGAGCCATGGAGAAAGAAGGGATTGACGACCATTTGTTTAGTTAACCGACGTAATCGAGAGGTGGAAGTTCGTAGGTGCTGGACATTTCGGACTTGATATCAGAAAGTTCCTTGACGCCATCATCATATAGTTGTCTGCCATTCATTTCAACACCACCAGGAAGTTTAGTTCCTGTAAACTTAATTAGGTTCTGACCCCATTGTCTCTTAATAGCAGAAACAAGGTATCTTTTGACCCAACTATCATTATAAATTTCACAGAAATGTTCTGGATCTAGTGCTCTGTAGCACTCGATAACAATAACCTCTCCTGCGGACAGGTTGTTCCAGTTGATATCTAAGTACAAACGGTCCTGGCGCTTGTTAAAGCGAATAGGAGCAGTAGGCTTAAACATAAACTCATAAGTGGCTCGCATTTGCATAGCTAAGTAGAAGTCGGTCATTCCACCGCCCCCAAAGTTGCCCATGCCACCTAAGTAGCCCATTCCTGAGCCATAAGGGGAAGCCCCTGGACCCAAGATCTGACCTGGATAAAGTATACCGCCTTGAGCACCACCAGTGGCACGAGGAGGTGTCATTACCTTCTCAACACCAATGATGTGGGGTGGTAAGTTAATATAGTTTGAGTTCTCAATAAATCTATCGACTGTTGGACCAGATGCTCCAGGATAAGTACCTGAAATATCTTCAACACCCGCTTCAAAGAATGGGTTGTAGTCTGCGCCACGTTTAATATCGTCTTCATCAAAAGCGTACTTTAGATACGTTCGGATGACTCCATCGTAGTGCCTCTCCTGGAAGAACTGGATAGTATCATCGAGAATATCGTCCAGTTGCTCATCAGCAACGTTAATCTCTAGTACAGGAGCTCCTAGGTGCCTTAGAGCGTACTCTATAAGCTCCTGCCTATTAGTTGGCTTTGCCATTAGAACATACCCCCGTCAAGAGTGTCTGTGAAACCAGTGGCTTTTGTTACTGGGTCTACAGTTAGGATACACGTTGATGTTTCCAACTGACACTCTGTTACTCTGGGAGTGAAGATCTCACCGTTCCATACAGGAACAGAGCCAGTACCAATACCACTAAAGTCGGTATCACTGAGTCCTTCTAGTGAGGAGGGAACACCTTGTGAAACAACTCGGACAACATTTCTTTGTCCAATTTGGTCTAGTAAGTTTGCCATCAGTCAGACCTCTCGGTATCTTGGCTGGATGGGTTGGTCTGGACCCACTGGGAACTATCATTATCGGTGTAGTAAATGTACATACGACCGTCTTTGTTGTTCCACCATAGGTTTCCTTCGATAGGATCTGCTGGTGGGATTGGTCCAATAGAGACCGGTGGATTTGATGGCTTGATGATGCCGCTTTGCATGTCTATTACTCCTGGTGAAACTAGCGCCATACCTTCAACAACACGATATACTTTGTTGTCTGTCTTATTGACTAAGACAACATCATATACATATCTACCCTCTTTAAGGGCAGAAGTTTGGATGGCATTGAGTGCAATAACGAGTTCACCCTTCCTGGGGTTGGGAATGGAAACTAGGAACTCTACACCGAAACCGGCGCTAGAGTATTTCCTGAGTTGTCCATAAGCCCTAAACTGGGTTAGGTTAATGGGAACTGAAGTTCCGGCGTCATCTAATTTAAAACTCGCCGAGAAATCAGTACCTTGATCAATAGTAATGTTTGATACGTAGGCACCCATAGGACTGAAAATAGTCTTTACACCTTTATTTAGCCGCCCTTAATTTCTAAAGCTTGTCTTACCAGTTCTTTTAGTTCTTCTATTTCACTTTTAGCTTCTAGCAATTGCTTAGTCAATGTACCAATCTGTTCAGTTTGGTATTTGTGGGAGTTTCTTTTCTTAATATACGCATTAAAACTAGCCTCATCGGTATTAACGATGGAGCCAGTTTGTGTGCGGTAGAGGGAATTTGAGCCCTCTACTCTAACTAATGGGTTCTTCTTAGGCATTTAAGCTAGTGCAATGGCGCGAATATCTCGTAAGAATGGTGCTCTTGCTTCGTTTGAGCCGCTGAATACGACTTTCAACTGGAAGCCAGAGAACTCAGGGAGGTCAGTTACCTCATAGACATACTCTAGAGGCTCACGAATAGCACTTGCACGAACCTGTCTGTTAGGAAGACCGTCGTTCTTGGAAGCGTCAATGATAGTGTCGCCGAAGCCATCACCATCAGTATCAAGCATATTCAAGTAACCAGGGAATAGTTCCCAAGTTGGGTCTGTGCTTCCTTGAGTATCAGGAGTGAAGAGTCTGTATAGGACTCTAATGTCTGCTGACTGGTCTCTGTATGCGCTTAGAATAACCTTCAACGATGTTGATGGGTTCTGTAGCGTAACAGCCTTAGCGATGTAGATGCTGCTATGTGGGTCACCGATTACTTGGTTTGTTCTGGGGTCATCAGCGTAGTTTGTAACTGGCTTATTGAGAGCAGAACGCGCAAAGATAATGTTCGACTGAGCCATATCAATAACAGGACTCAAGTTCTTATCGGAAGAGCTAAAGGTCAAGCCAAGAGTGAATGACTTGTTCTGTGGTAGGTCTTGTAAGAATGCTCTCTCGTTTAGAGTAGAACAGATGAGTCTTGGACTATCAATCGTATTGTTATCATTCAATGTGACTGGCTGGAAGCCTTGGTCTAGGAATGAAACCTCATTACCACCGGCAC